CGTAGTTGGAAACTGCGGTCTTGGAAGCATCCCCGGCACGGAAATCACCATAGGAGTTAAGCACGTCCGAAAAACTGATACCCTCAACAATTGAGTTTACCTTTGTCTCGTCCGTTACACCCTCTGCTTTTTTAGTAGCGATTCGGGTTAAGATAGCAGTGTCCACCCCAGTAAACTTCTGTTGCAGCCCTGCCAAAATTTGTTCTAAGATTGTCATACCGTATGAATTAAAATTTGAGATTCAATTTGCGGAAATAAAAATACTACCAATACAGATGACTGATAAATATTTAGGCTTCCCATTCACGACAATCAATCCATTGTCGTAAATACGGTATATAAAGTAGTCAGTAAGTGAATGAAAGGGGAATAATTGGAGTGGTAGAAAACCACAATCAGGTGATTGTGGGAAATGAGTATAAAAAAGGCGTGAAACTGAGTGAATCACGCCTTTTTTATGCTAGCAATCTTTAAATCTTAGTCCAATTATCTCTATTCTCTATAAAATTAGAAAACCCTTTTTTATATGCAACAAAATTATTATTAATTGAGTTGAACCAACTTTCATCCTCGTTTTTTTTATACAATCTTCTTATGAAGTAATCTATTTTCGTATACTCTGAAGAACCTTCAAACCTTTCAACGAATCCTATATATGCAAGCCGAACTTTATTAAAGTCTACATTAGTTTGAATTATAGAATTAATATGTGGATCAGAAAACGAATACCCTATTGTTAGCAACTTATTGCAATCATTACAATCATTTGCAAAATTAGTAAATCCGATATTAAAAGGATTCATTAGACTTCTTTGAGTCTTAGTATACCCAACAATTATCGGGCTAAAAATTAAATTCTCACTCGGATTTCCGCCTTGAGCAGTTAAGGATTGCACCTCTCCAGTTATCGTAGATTTTACAACTCTATATTTATTCTCTACAAATTTAAAAGTCCAATAGATAGAGCCATGTAGGTAAAAGTAACTTAAATGAGAGTCTTTATTTCTTAAATAATCAGCTTTATAAACAATACTATAATCAGATAACAAATGTTCCCCCATATATATTTTACGCTTTGAAAGAATCTGAGGTATCATAGCGTCATAATTTGTGGTATATATTTTTACTGAATATTTCTTGTTCAATAAAGATTCAATAAATTCGTTCAATCTTTCATTTAGTAGTTTATACTCAGCAGCACAAGCTTTTTCATCATATCCCTTAATGAGTTGAATAACAATATCCACAAAATGTTTGTATATAGAATAAAAATGCCTCCTTTTCTCTAATTTATCAGATATCTCATTTAGTTTTTGCTGGATGGAGTCTATTAGGACATTAACAGCAGGAGTAAATGACGTATTATACGAATTCCTGTTTTCATTGGTTGACGCTATAACATAATTCATTATAGATTCCGATGCAGCAATCACTGTCTCGAAATTAACAGTGACTCCGTCCTCCTCTTCATAAAAAGATTTTAATGTATCAAATATAAATTTACCCCAAGTTGTATTACTATCATACATATATTCTTTATCTTCAATTATTCTATCAAGAATATCTTTGGAAAATGGAGCTCCCCATGCTACAGGAAAACCTGCACCTAGTAGTAATACTATTTTCTTTCTCTTTTTCATATTTGTATTTTGGATTAGAATCCCAACATTGCGGCCGGAGGTATATTCAGCACTCGACATAGCAACCTCGCAATTTTGAGGGTCGGTTCCGAACGTCCGGAGATATAGTCATTCACACGCGATGGACTTATTCCAATCTCACCAGCAAGTTGCTTTTGACTCATCCCTTTCTCTTCAAGGGATAGCTCTATCAATTCCGCAACAGTCGGTTTTTCTATCGGATAATGTTCTTTTTCGTATGCTATCACAATATCGGACATAACTGTAAGCTCCACCGCATTCTTATCATTTGAAGGCGTATTGTCATCAACCAATGGCAGAAGTTCCTCCACTCTCGCCAAAGCAAATTCATACTGTTCTTTCGTTACTTTATTCATACTTCTATCTCTTAAATGGTTGAACAATCTATCTTATCGTAATCTTTATGAGTACCAACCCAGCGAATGAAGACGTACCCAATTGTAAACTTAACAACGACAACCAACCGATAGTTGTTGCCTCTGATATTGAAAACGTAGTGTTGGTTGCCTACATAGTCAGCAGAAAGAAAATCCACTTTAATGTCTGATAGGTTCTTCCATTCAGCTTTTTCCGCTATATCATACCAACGTTCTAAGGCTATGCGTGAATCTTCATAGCCTTTCGTCTCGTAGAACTCTTTCAATTTCTTATGTGATACAATCCTCATACCTCTTTTGTTTGATGCAAAAATATGAATTAATTTTGAATTATAAAATTTTTCCAAAGATTATATTCTACAATATAGAATTTAGCAATAAAAAAGCGGAACTAAATTAGCTCCGCTCAATAGTACGATAAGAACATGAAGTAATGAATTATCCTTTGGAGTTAGGAGACGCTGCATTGTTATTCTTTGCCGCTTGTTCCTCCTTGATTTCTGCAAGCTCCTCTTCTACCCTATCAGCGTTCCCAGCAAACATAATGCCCTCACGTCTTGACCATACACCACCACTAACAGCGGAGACAGCCGTAGTAACCTTATCGTTCAAATCATCAATCATATATGGAACCAGTTCTGTTTCTATGTCAATGGTCTGCGATGCCTTGCTAAACTCGGTTGGATTGATAGAGCCTAAAGCGGAAACAATGAAATTTACTCTCCGCTGCAAGAACTCGCCGATAACCTCACCGTGATTTTCTACCGCCATGTGTGCACCCATGAACATAAAGCGGAAAGCGGTTCCTGATGCTTTGCCTACCCCCTTCAACGTCTCAAAGGATATTCTTGGAGTGTTTGACATATCATAAGCCATATTGGTGAGTGTTTCTGCTTCAAATTTTACGGTATCTGGCACCTGATTCCATGTTAAATATCGTGCACCAGCCCCCTCTCCTTCCAGTTTTACCATTCTATCCTTTGTCTTACCAGTGAACCCTATCACTTCACCAATTAATTCCAAAATGGGGAAAAAATGATAGTCGATACAATCAGCATAATTGGATAACAGTTTCTCCAACCGGACCCGGAAAGTCTTAATCTTCTTGCAATAAGGTTCAGGACGATAAGCATAGAGAACCGGTAGTTTTGGGAATCCATGAGCAAAAGGAGTTCTTTCTTCATATCCTTTAGACAAATCCCATTGATAAACCATTTTGTCCGTGATAGTCATAAAGCAGATGACCTCCGAATCATCCATGAGCTTCTTTTTATACTCACGTGAGAAAGCAATCATTTTACCTTCGTCGTTAAAGAACGGGTATAGCTTATCACCTCTGAATGGAGACCATAACACGCTTTTCAGTTTCTTGGTGGGCTTGACCTTCCCCCCGAAAGAAGTCTTTATTTTCTTCCAAAACTTTGCCCAAAACGAATCATCATCGGTAACATACCAATATTCTGCCGCTTCCTGTTCGGAGAGCCAGGCACGGACAATCTTCTTGTTTTGATATTTGATTTTATTAGACTTGAATACAGCCTTTACCGCATCCAGCAGTTTTTTTTCATCATCATCGGTTGGAGTGCAATCCATAGACGGTTCTGTGCCGACCGTGAAAGCTGTTTGAATGTTCACTATATCCTGTTCCAATGGAATGGAGATACGGTTCACCGGTTCAGTCTTATACTTTGCTTCGATTTCATAAGTCTTACCAGTTTTTTCATCGAAGTGTTTCTCTGCTTCTTTTTCAAGAACCTTTCTGTCCGGATACTTCTTTTTGTCAACCATAATTTCATGGCGTTCCGGATTCCAATCGTCCCAAAGTTTACAACAGTCGGGAAGTTCAGTCTTCCTACCTTTCTTCAGGTAGTTTATCTTCTGCCCGATGTCAGACAATGCTAATATTTCTTCTAAATTCAATGGCATAGTTTATATTTTTAATGTGTGAATATTCCTGTTAAATCTTTCGGCTTCTGAATTTTACCAAGAAGCTCACCCAATACATAGTAACGTACAGCATCTATTCCGTGATTGTCATGGTCTTCCGGTTCGTTGATATAGTTCCCATCCTTATCCTTTGCCCAGACATAATTTCTGTACTCCCTTTGAAGGTTGTAAGAACGCTTGGTTATGTAAATATCCATTCCCTGCATCTTGTCAATACCGGCATTGATAGAGCCTTGCCCTTTCTCTACCGGGTAAATCTTGATACCTCCGTTATGGATTTCCTGAATAAGTCGTGGGTCTGCACTGTCAGCTATCACCTTTAGATTCCACGGACGGAGAGTCTTAATTATATCCCCAGATAGTAAACCTGTACGGTAATCCACTTCGTCCAAATATAGCGCATTGTCTATGATTCCACATCGGATAGCTGCTGTAGGGTCGTTAGTATAACCAAAATCCAGCCCAATTCCGACCCTCTTACACCACATCGGGAACTCATCCACAATACCCCATTTCTTGAACACAGCACCCTCAGCCACATCAGCCCAACGACCGATAACCACATGAGCATATTTCTCCGGGGTCTTCTCCTTCATCTCCTCGACTTCTCTCAGAAACTCAGGAGAAAGGTTCTCGATATTGTCGAAATATGTCGTATGGATATGAAGGACATTCGGATGAGTGGAAATCTGAACCTGCACACCATCAATCTCTACCAGTTTATGAGTGTTTTCGATGTATTTCTTGTAGATGAAGTGATTGGAATCGCAAGGATTCATAATGATGATAATCCGGTTCTGAATCCCTTTCTTACGGATGGAGAGCATTATCTTGTCGAACTCATCTTCGCTTGTCCACTCTTCCGCTTCATCGCAGACGAAAGTCGTAATGCCTTGAATGGATTTCAGTTTTGCTGTCTGGTTCCCGGAAGAAGTCTTGATACCCCGGAACATGATACGGCTCTTAGTCATCTTATTGACTATATCCGTCTTTGTGGTCTTGAAATATTTCGTGGTACCGTCCAAATCTATCTTCTCCATCATTTCGGGGATGATAGACATACCGGCAGAAACCATCGTGTAACGGGTGTAAAGAATCTGATGAACTATCTTCTCTACGGGAGTCATTTCAAAAGTCAACCGCTCAATAAAGGTAGAAGCATTGAAAGACTTTCCGCTACCACGCCCACCGGTGATAAGAATTATAAATTTTTCCTTATCCTCATATAATGGATGGTAAATTTCTTGAGGTACTATCATTTCAGCTTGTCTTTAATCCAAGAATCAATGTTGATGCCGTGCTCTATGTCTGTTGGAATATCAGCATCTTCATCTTGTTTGCGTTCAATCTTTCTCCAATCTTCATCGTGGTGATACAGCCAAACGGACATTGCTTGCAAATTTGGAGCTAACTCACTTTCGCTAACTTGTAATTCGTCCTCACCTGTCAAATTTCCCTCTGAATCACGGAGCTTTCTTACCACGGTGCTTTTGGTTTTTATGCCACCGAGAGCCATTGCAAGGAATTTAGCCCTTACAGTGGCATTGATTGTCGCGCGCCCACGCGCTAAGACTTCGGATATTTCGGTGTACTCACTTTTCTTTTCGCAGAATGTTTGAGGCAAAATCCCTATGGCATAAGCAATTTCCTTGTCAGTGAATCCCTTTTTGGCATACGACTCCACGAGAGAAAGAAAGTCCTCGCTTGTATAATCAAACTTAGGCTTTCTTCCTCCTTTACCTTTTCTGTTTTGAGATTCACTATTGCTCATAATTAATTATCCGTTTGCCAATCCTCTACTTACAGTTGTATATCCACGTTGCTTTCGCCAATAAGGAAGTGACAACACAGATGCATCTACCCCTAAGTTTCGTGCCAAATTCTTACCTGTGTTTCTTGCTGCGTTCATGATTCGCGAATTATTTGCTTCTCCTGGATATGCTCTTTTTAATCTTCTTACAGTACCAAGTATTTCGTTAAAACTTCTTTGTCTTCTTCTGACTCAGCTTTCCTCCCAATAATTAATCTATTTTTTCTACTTGTTCATCGAATACTTCTCCCTTTATGAACTTCATATCAGGGTCATACCCGAACCTTTCGCAGAATGCGGCTTTAGCTTCATAGGTATCAAAGGACAACATCACATAGGCATCCATGTTCTCGGCTTGCTTCTGTGCGTTTTCTTTCACCTGATGCTTGGCCTCTTTCATGTGGGCAACCTTTTCGGCACGTTCCAACTGCTTGGCGGCTTTATCGGCTTCTTTCTGTTCGGAAACTGGGACCATCATATCAGACAAAGCATCCGCAATAGAGTTTTCCTCTTCGGTCTGCAAAAGATAGTCGACACCAATCATATTCAAGTCTGCATCGGTCAGTCCTGCATCTTTCCAGTCTATATCAGGAACAATACGAGCGAGAGCGTCAAAATCCCATGTACCTTGTGCGTTGGGATTGTTCATTAGAATATTCAACTCTTTTTCCTGCTGCTCGTCCACGTCAATCACATCAACACGAATGCGGTAGTCATTGTCGGGAAACTTCTGCAATTCGTCCATGACAGACAAACGCTGATGTCCACTGACTACGGTAAGCCCGGTACGCTTATTCACAACTATTCCACCTACCAATCCGAATTTCTTGATGCCACGTTTCAGTGTCTTACGTGATTCATCGGAAAGTTTCCGGGGATTATAGTCTGCAAAGTGAATGGCAGAGCGGTTAAGTTCCACCGATTCACTCTTTATGTATTTTGATAATTCCATATTAGCCATTACTTAGACCGAAACCTCTCTGCCGAAGAGTATTCCTTTCGGCTCTTGCTATAAGATTATCACGAGATTGTTTTGCACGCCTGCTTGCAGCACTGCTACTCCATGTATTTTTTCTTCTCCAATTAGCTTCGCTCAATCTTTCTGCCTGAGCATATATCTGTTCTCTTGTCTTTCTTTTTCTGACTCAGCAATCCTCCTTATTAATTTTGTTGATTATGATACTCCCAAAGCACTCTTTCAGCCATCGGGAAAACTTCGTAAATTCTCTGTAAGTCCTGTAGGTAATTCTTCTCCATCCAAAGCATACAGTCAAGATTGAAACCGACACCCGAACTGGCTTTCAATGAATATCGAACTGGTTCGGGTAAATTGTGCTGCCTCATATAAGCAAGAATATCCTTTTGTGTCCAATCAGCCAAAGGATAAACCATACCGTTATTCTCGTAACCGTTTACCTCATACCCTTTCAACATAAGTCTACGATTCATACCATCAGCTTTTTTCATGCCCAAGAATGTATAATAAACTCCATGAGTAAGCTGCATAGCTTTTACCACATCTGCCAACTTTAACAGCTTTACTTTCGGATTTGGCACACAATACATACCGCCACGGAGAATATAAGTGAGATTCCAATGTGGTACTTGAACAAACTCTATCTTCGGATATTTGGCTTTAGTCCAGTTTATCCAACGGTTAATATGCTCCAAATTCTTGACAAAGTACATGAACACGCAAACAATCCGGTCAAACTTCGGATAGATTAAATCAAGCAGAACAAGCGAATCCTTACCAAGTGATAAAAACAGTAAAGCCTCATTCGATTTTACCCGAATGAGGTCTATATACCGGTTCGCTTGTTCTACCTTGCTCATAGCTAACCACCACTTAAACCAAATGAAGTACGAAGGTCACTATAACGCTGTCTGCGTGACCCCAACTGTGATGTACCAGCTTCACCGCCACGTCTGGCAACCAATCTACCACCAGCCCCGGCACCGTTCATATTTCTGCGAGGCCCGGCTACTCTGTTAATTCTTCTTGCGACTCTGCTTTCTAATTTTAAAAGTTAAACAAATCAATCTATATGTTTTTCTAATATCTTGCCCAAAGTATAATCCATTTGTGCAGCAAGATATTCTTCGCCTTGATGTTCGTAAACAATATCATTACCGTTTTCATCTGTGAGAATAACAGCTTCTGCTGCTTTCACTTCAACGATAATATAAGGACGTTTACCTGTATATGCACCTGTCAGAAGCTTGATTGCATCGTACTTGATAGGCTTTAATTCTATTTCACCCTCTTCAGGCAGTTCTGCATCAGCCGGATATTCTTTACCGCCACATAGGTAAGTGATATACTTCTTAGCGTTGGTTGGTCTGATTTCACGGTATTCGTGGGTTTTCTTGCCTGCCAAAATTTCATCGAAATACTTCTGTTTGATGCTTAATGTAAGAATGTTCATAATCGTGTCAAATTTAAATTAATACTCAATAGTTGCGGAAACAGGACTCGAACCTGTGACCACCGCCAAGTCAAAGCGGTAAGCTAACCAACTGCTCCATTCCGCGATAGTACCCCAAAGGTACTACCATAACCAAAGATAACGAAATATCTTCAATCGTTATACACGACAATCGGCTTATTGTCGTGAACTAAGCCATTTATCCCGTTTTTCTCTGCACGCCTCTAAGGTAGGTGCACAACAGGCGAACAATTCACCACTTTCAGTACGATAGTCGTACTGGTACATTCTCACTCTCTTACCTCTCAACCTGGTGTTATAGGTAGTGTAATTCTCTTTACCAGGTTGGCATACGCTGCAACCGTTTTCGTTTATTGAGTTCATAATCACTATATTTAATGTTTAGCATTCAATCTCTCTTCACTCGTATAAGCCACTACAAGCCCAGTTTTGTCGTGCTGTATGGTGATATACTTTTCGTTCTTGTCAATGGTAGTAAAGTCGTACATGGTACATAGCTTGCCCAACGCCTTGCCCAGTTGTTTCATTAATGGGGCTTCGGGGCTGATAACTAAAACTAAATCCGCTTTCATAATCGTATATATTAAGCATTAATACCTATTGCGTTTCTCATAAAGTTGCCAGCCTGTTCTACAGACATATTCAGCTTCTTTTGAATCAGAAGAAGCATACAGCTTACTTGTTCTTTTGTGTTCAAATTGCCTTGTACAAACTCTGACATGATGAATTTCTCTATTGTTCTTTGTTTAATTACTGATGTTGCCATAATCGTATATCTTTTAATTGTTATTACTTTGTTTCTGATGATGCAAAGATAGTATATTATGTAACAAATAATACTATTTATATAGTTAATAAATTATAAATATATTATTTTACGTAACATATAATAATTATATAAGTATATTTGCATCATGGAAAAGGAAGATAAAAGAAGAGTTATACACGTAGAAATGAAAGCAACTGGTAAGCATAGGTACTTTGCTTCACCTGCTGCCATCTATGATGTATTTTCAAGTCAAGAACTTGGAATTGCCCGGCAGTCACTTCTTAACTACTGGCAAAAGACGGAAGAACCTTATGAAAATGCTATTTGCATTATAAGAAAGGGAGAATTAGAACGAAAAACCAAAATTAAAAAGGAGGAATAATCATGGAAAAAAAATTGATAGTAACAGCAAAGTATGGCTCATTGGAGTTTGAAGAAGTTGCATACCCGTACAACCCCAATGCGCATCAAGAACAACTTGATTCTTGTATTTCCAGTATCCACCAAAAGATGAAAGAAGCAGGAAAGTATGAAATGAAAGATTCTTTTGAATATTCGGAAAAAATTGAGGAAAAGCCGGAGCATTAAACCCCGGCATTCACTTGATTAGCCCTTTAACTTTCAACCGATTTACGATTTCGGTATAAAGATACTCTATATCCCCGCTGAAATCCCCATAGTTCTGATACAAAAACACGACATCAGCGCAGTTGTCGGAAATTGTACTCTTGGACTGAACCCCAAGTACCCTTGACATCTCTTCGCGTAACCCTGCTGTCATTTTTCCACCGGCAAGCGAGCTTGGAGAAAACAGATACAAGATGATGAAGATAAATTTTTTCCGCTGGGTCACACTGTCAATATTCGGCGGACATCCTCTCTCATTCAGCAACTCAACGAATATTTTGTAGATTTCATGGATAAGGCTTTTGTCTCTCAAAATCGGAGCGGTTAAGGTGTTTTCTTCCTCTGAAAGTTCTGATTTCTCGATACGAATCTTTTTAAGACGAATGATTTTATTAAAATCCAGCTCCATAACACGATTATTTTAAAAGTAAATAGTATATTTGCATCATAATCGTGTGAGGGAGGATTGAGTGGTCGTGCGCTTGGTTCTCCTTTTTTTATTTTACAGAGTTATTCTTTTCCTGAATAATCTGATTTTGCTCGTTCACCTCCCTACCCCATATCATAGCGGAATAGATGGCTTTTGCATACAAAAAGAGTTCCTCACGACTGGTAAGGAACTCAACTCGAAGGGCTGCACATTTCGCATCAGTCCAAACTGTTTCATCTTTTTCCATTTCTCAAATCATACTTCTTTATATAGTTATCAACAGTGGTTTTGCTCACTCCCAATTTCTTACCAATATCTTTCAGGCGCATGCCGCTGACAACAAGTTCCCTTACTTCTTCGACATCAACTGTTACCCGGTATCCTCCACCCTTCTTTTCAATCGCTGAAATAGAATTGAATAGTTTTCGCTTCTTCTCTGCATATTCAGGGGTAAGCTTATCTTTTGTTACATATATGACTGTACGGCAGTCTATACGCAACGGGAAATGTTTAATACTTTTTTTCCATGTTTGTTTTCTCTCAATTCATTGTATCTCATCTTCTGATTGATATGCCATATAAGGTCTATGTCCAAATGTTTAGCAAGCCCGAAAATAGCCAATAGCATGCTATTTAATTGATTTTCTAATAGACTGTCATATTCATACTCATATCTGATGGGTATTGTGGATATAGCGTATATACTTTCTGTAAAGGTCTCATCATTGCAACTTTCCTCTGCCCCGTACAACATTTCTTCCGTAAAGTCCTCAATGTCTATCTTACGCAATCCGCACAAATCAAGCAGGCGGATTACAGCATCGGCAAGTTCTTCCTCTATGCTTCCCTTGATAGTTTCATTGTATGCAACTTCGAAACCTGTCTCCTTGGGGATGCCTGAAACCAGCCCCTGACAAATACGGCTATTGGCCATCTTCTTTTTATACCAATCAACATTGGCCCGTTTCCCTTTTCTATCCGCTTCCACAGCTTCCATAAGCTCGGATATTACAAGGCAAAGGCAATGTTCGTTACTCAATTCTTCATCGTGGAAACCGTGGTTGCAAGCGGTTTTATAGGCACGGTCGCGCAATTCATTTAGATTCATCTGTTCTTTCTTTATCAGTTAATATTCCGTTTCTCTTGTCGTAATTACTCATACGAGGACATTTCCCGTCACACCGCATGTTCACATGCACATTGTTTGCTACACCCGATATGAACGACTTCTTATAGCATTGCCCACTGTAGGGGCTGTAATGCTTGCAGTGTTCCTGGTATTCTTTTCTATTCATGGTTAATCAACTAATTCAAATTCATAAACAAAGACATAGGGATTACTCTTAAACGTACCCTTACCAGAAACGCAATCTATTAAGGATGCAAAAGCTTCTAATGGATTACTATATTCCTTGTATTGCCCATAAGGACAATTGGAACGCGTAACTCCATGATGCCAATAATATCTTCCCCATTCACCGTCAGCGGACTTATAAATAGTTTTTATTATTCCTTCTTTCAAGCAGTCTTCGTTAGAGATTTCTTGAAGCCTTTGGATTTTGATGTTGGTAATACGGATGTGATGGGGCATAAAGTCAGCGCGGACAAAGAGCTTATTTTTAAATCCTGCCCCACAATACTTTTTGTTGATTGTTGATGAATCTACAAAAAAATCATTAGGACAATTACCTGAATGAAATATAGTTTCATAACTTTGAGCAATAGCACAAACTTCACCTACTTTGTATTTAGGAATGTTCCATCCCGTAAAGTCTCCTTTGTCGTTTTTCCAACCAAAAGCATAATTTAATGGAGATACTATGTTCCCGTCATTATCGTAATCATTTGGTTCAAAAACGGGGAATACAATATCATAAGTTTCATTTGGTCTGTCATACTTGCAGACCCTTCTCGTCATAGTCTTCCGACCATTCAATACAGCCTGGGTTAGACTGTATTTATCATTGAACATTATCTTCTTCATTGCTGTTTCTCCTCTACTTTAAAAGATAATTTCTCAAGTTTCTCAATCTGCTTACGAAGGGAAGCGATTTCCCTAATCCTCATTTCTTCCGCCTTTTTCAACGCTTCGGATTTATCGGTGAATGCGTTTTCCCCTATACAGAAGTAAGAACATAAACCATCCATTACATATTCTCCATCTTCAAATCTACTTATAATAATATCTGCTTCTATCTCTTTAATACCTTTTGTTAAGGCATACTTTGTTATAAATACTTTTGCCATAGTTATATAAGTTTTAATATTTCTCAAAATTTGGGATTTGTAAATAGAACGAATTTCGAGACATGGGAAGCCAACACTTTTGCTCCTCATTGCACGTATTCCAATTATCTTCCCCAAATTCATCATTTAATGCTTCCACTATCTTATAGGCTACATCTTTTACAAAACGAGTATTAAGTATCCTCTTGCCTTTAATAACGATTGTAGGTGTATAGAGTGAAATTTTATACTCCCCACCGTTTTCTATCGACCAGCTACCTTGTGCTACTGTAATGTGCGGATTGGTTTCATTCTTATACTCTTGTACTATACTTAGATAGCCATTAAAATAGTTGGCTATTAGTTCCGACTTATATACTTTTAGCCCCGTTGCTTTTTCTAAAAGTTTTCTAAGCCTATAAGCATCATTTACAACAGGGTCCATTCTCATATAAGTTTTAATGCTTCTTGTATTCCGGCCTCCAGTGCTTCCTCGTAGGATTTATAATGGATAATAGGTCTATCCGACAATCCTACTAAATCATGTTCCGGAATTGTCAGTATATCATATATCCAATAGTCTCCATACATATAGGATATTTCGATATGAAGTTTTTTGTTTTCACGCAGCCACTTTTGGGCGATATACAATGTTGGACACAAAAATTCAACTGGTTCGTCATCTATTTCCGTACAACACGACATACTTTGCGGAAGGTCATATTTTGTAATAACCTTATTGCAGCCTATTATGTGTTCACACTTCCAATCAAACCCTTTATCTTTCAGTAGCTTTGCTGTCTCTAATGTTACGAGTTCTTCGGTCATAGTTCACTCCTCCTTATCTATCTTAATATCTGTCACTTTACCACGATTGATAAAACCGCCACAGCTAAACAAATCGGTCATACATGCTGTGTAGTCCACCTCTGCGCATTTCTCGTATAGAGAGCATGAGGGGCATTTGATATTATCTTGTACTGCTTCATGCAGCACTCCGTCTATTATTATTCCGTTCTTTACTTCCATGGTTATAACGTTAAGATTATATTGGTTTTTATATGCTCTATGGGGGAAACAGCTAACGCAGATTATCCCAATCACTATAGTAAACCAAAACCAATCAAATTCCATACCCTATTTTATTACGTTCCACTCACTTTCCATAATCACGTGCTCACACTTATTACACCTATGCAAATAAGTTGGAAAAGGGACTGTTGTATAATCTTCAACTGCTATCTCTATACTACCACATTCCGGACACTCAATACTTACTTCTTTGATACCGGGATAGTCCCAGAAAGATAGTTTCCCTTTTACATTTTCGATAGGTTCTTCATAAATAATAGGATTAGCTAACACCCAGTTATAAACTTTTTTTCGGCCCAGATAGAAGAATGATTCTGTACACAATCCACTATCTCAATGCTACCGATAATGGAGCCTGTACAAAAACTAAAATCTTTCCACTCTTTGTTTTCCGGTAATGCCAATAACTGCTCATTGGTAAGTATTGAATCATAGAAATTATCGTAATTCAAAGGTTTACCGCTTGAATGAATCAGTACCTTCTGTCCTAAGTATTTCTTAGGGCACGGCCAAGTCCGATTTTCGATGTCTTTGATACCGTGAACTATCAAAGAAGCCCACGGCTGTTTTATGGTTATTGTTTTCATAAATTACTTTTTATATTTACATTTGCGAAAAACAAGAAAGATTATTATGAGTGATTTATCTTTGTATATTAGTTTCACATCCTTAATTATTAGTATTATAGGATGGTTTGTTGTACATTTTTTATCTCGAACAAGAGACAGTTTAAATAAAAAAAAGGATTTAAGAATTAAATACTTAATCAATGCATGGCAACTTCTTGAAAGTGCTTCTAATAGGAATGATAACTCTATGATTCCTAACTTAGAAAAAGCCATTGCTGATATACAACTTTTCGGTACGTTAGAGCAAATTAAACTATCAAGAGAGTTTGCTTTGGAGTTCAAAACAACAAAGACTGCTAAATGTGATGTTTTGTTAAATGAATTACGAAATGATTTGAGAAACGAACTCAAACTAGAAAAAGTTACTTCCTCTGACTTTGTTTCATTGAGAATAACATATAAATAACTCATTTTTGTCCTGTTTTCTTTGATTCCGTTTTCTATTATCCTCAGATACACACATCTTGCACCATGATGTTTTGATGTGGTATGCTTTCCAGTTGCGGTGAATCGTTCTATCGTAGAAGCAGGATAGCAAAAGCAATCTTCCGCAACGGCTGCACACTTTACGTTCTACCCCGTCCACCATCACCCGGTTCCTCGGTTTCCGCTTCACTATCTCGCACAGACCGCATTCGGATGCACCGTACTTCCGGCAATAGGCAAGGGAATGCTTGCCACATTTCGCGAAAGAGGTGCAATCGGAGCGGGGGACTGTCTGATGAACATTCATACTGCATCATCCAATAAGTCAAACAACGTGGGCGCGCTCACTTCCATTTCTGCTTCATACAAGTATGAAAGGCTGTCTTTCCAGTAATCGTAATTTAGTTCAGTAGATAATCCTTTACGTCCTAAATTAACAGCACAATAAGGAACGGTTCCGATACCACCGAACGGGTCGAATACCAGTTCACCCTTATTTGAATACCGTTCAATCAGTCTTTCGACAATATCCAGCTGAAGTGGGCAGATGTGGTTCTGCCGTTTCTTCTGCGACTGTCTCGTATTGAGTGTGCGCATTCGGGTTACATCATCCCATATCCAGGGCTTCTTGCTTACCGGGTCAACAGCCATGAACGTTTTAGGCAGCTTTCCGTAGGCTTCCAATTCCTCAGCGAATGATACATGTTCCTCGTAGTTATATATATGCTCGCGTTCATAATGCCTGAACAAATGGCGTATTTTATCAATACCGGCACCTTTCATATCCTCGTAACTCAACAGAGAGTTACCAGAAGATTTCCAGCTTGCATGAGCATCTATCTGCCAACGGGCAAGCGAGTATTCACTCTTGTTTTTTACCACCGGAAAATCAGCATAGGCTCGTGAGGTATCAGAAGGCAGCTTGCGGAAAAGAAGAACATATTCCGGGCAACCGATACCCATCTTTGAACCGTCCTTACACATTTCAGTATAGCCAAGTCGGTAAGTCTGGTTATTCTCCCTCACTACATCCGTATCCACTGTAATACGCCCCATGTAGCGGAAACCGTGTTTCATGTAGTGGAATACAGTCATTTCACTGAACGGGTCAATAGTGGGCATGCCGTCACCCGTAGCGTTGCCGAACAGTACGCGGTCTTTCACATGGATACAAGCCAACCGGCCAGGCTTCAATATACGCATCAATTCAGGAGTAAGGTAATCCATCTGCTCAAAGAACTTGCTATTGTCCTCATTATGCCCGAAGTCATTATAGGTCGGAGTGTACTCATAGTGGTTAGAGAACGGGATGCTGGTTACAATCAGGTCTACTGAATTATTTTCCATTTTCTGACATTCAAGAACATTGTCGTTATTTATGGCCCTCCAAAGTTTACCGGATTTCTCTTCCCGGCTGGCGAACATCCACCGCATCATCTTTTCCTCTGCCTGCAAACCGAACAGACCATTTTCGCGGACTATATCGGTCATCTTGGCTACCATCTGGCGGTGTTGCGCCCACTTCTGCATGAAGCTCTTGTATATCTCTCCCTCGCTTTCCGCATAGACCAGATAAAGGTCAACCGGATGCTGCTGCATAAACCGGTAGATACGGGCTATTGCCTGGAACTTGTCATTGAAACGGTAGTCGATGAACATGATTGCCTTGTGGCAGTGGTACTGGAAGTTCAAACCCTCACCAAACATTTCAGGTTTGGCGGCCAGATATTTCAGACGGCCGTCTTTGAAATCCGCTATCACCTTGTCCGCTTCATCATCATCCTGTGAACCATATACAGCCTTACATCCGAGTATGGCGTCACATAATGCCTTCCGTTCATTTTCCAAGTCATGCCATAAAAGGAAATGGTCGTCCTTGTTTTCAGGACGGTTAATGATTTCCACCACACGGGCAATCTTTTCCTGCATGTTGTCCCGGCGTTCTTTCGCTGCGTCGGCAAGACCGAGAGCAGCCTCACGAAACATCTTCACTTGTCCGTCACGGTCGGCTCCGGCAGTGGAGTTATCCACACTAACCACTTCCTCATGTACACGCAGTTCCGGCAATTCATATCCGATATCGGGATAACCGAGGTCGGACGGTTTGGTGAGGAACAACGCCCATGTACTTACCCAAAGCCAGAACTCCTTTTCCTTATGCGGGTAAAGAGTGAGGTTATTTGCCTTCGTGCTGTCACGCTGAAAAAAACGGGTAAGCGCCTGCCCTGTATCCATCACACCGAGATAACCGGCATAATGTATCAATTCCTTGTATCTATTAGGTGATGGTGTGGCAGTAGCGACAAACCTGTACGGTACTTCTGCAAACAAGGGAAGAAACTCCTGATAGGTCTTAGTACCGAAACCACGCAGTACACTCGCTTCATCCAATGATGTTACGGTGAAGTAGGAAGGTTCTATTCTCGCCCCGGCTTCACCGTCACGCACACGTTCATAGTTTGTGACCATGATGTCAGTCGGGCATATCATCACATCAGCCATAGTCCGTACATAGGTCACTTTCATGTGCAGATGTTGTTCCGCTTGTGTAAGGAACTCAACTACTACACGCTTGGGACATACTATCAGCCCCTTGCCACCTTTGTGTTTCAGAACTACCCGAAGTATCTCCAACTGAGTAACGGTTTTCTGCATACCGAAACTGGAGAATATCGCACGGCAACCGCCGGACACCGCCCAGCGGACTGTATCTTTGACGTGGGGATATAACGACGGGGTTAATTCATCCGGATTGACTTCAAATCCGGTCTGACGGCTGATGGCCATCTTGTCTTTCAGAAATTCTATATATTCTTTCATTATGCTATTTCTTTCAATAATTTCATTGTTTCACTTCTTTAGGTTTCCAATCAGACGGTAATTTTGCCCACTCGCGGAACTTGGCGTCGAAGTCGTCCATGTCCCTGAACATATCCATCTTCGATTTCTCTGTCTCTACGAGTGAGGAGAATTCCAGAAAGTACAAATCTGCGCTTTTAACGAAATTGTTGTGCAGCTTCTTCAAGTCTCCAAGCAGAAGACCGTTTTCAGCCATTAAATCGCTTGCTTCTTCCACCAAGCTGTTGGCTTCACAGTTCAGCAGGTGTGCAGCAGATAGCAACATGTTCATTCTGTCAAGGCTACCATTGGCTACGGCGGCGTCAATTAATTGTTTTCTTGGTTTCATAATCGTGTATCTTTTTTCATCAGTTACAAGTAAGTCCTTAAACAATAGTCCGCTATCCAATAGCAGACAAAATAAAAAGCGGCATACGCTGTCAGGATTGACAGAATAGTCGCTATCAGTTTTATATCTTTCATCTTCGGCTTTCCCCCTCGATTTTTATCACATTAAACATCTCTTTCACCCGGTCGGCTATATAGGCTCCATACCGTTGAGAGAACTCCTTGTCCGGGTCAAGATTGGTAGTCATGTGGGTATAGAAATTATATCGCTGCTCATAACGAAGTTGTAAAACGGTCTGAATGGCATTTATGCCCGTACCAAAGTGTTTGGCATCCATAGGCTCCCGTCCTACTTCGTCAATGGCAAGATTGTGCATACATGACCTATCTGTGTACAGGCTCAACCCGATAATACCTTTCTCGGCAAACTGTAAGGCAATCTCGGCAGCACTGGTAAACTGAAAGGTCAATCCAGCATCCGCGCCGCCAATACAATAACGGGCAATTTTTGCCGCATAGTTCTGTAGCCCTTTCAGCAAAGTGGACTTGCCCACTCCGATAGAGCCGTGTAATAATAATCCCTTGCTTACATCCAATACTCCGGGAATCCCCCAAACCCATTGATAAAGGGCTTTCAATAATTGGCGATTACTATCATCAACCATAAAGACTGGCGAGATTGTTTTCATAGATGCAACGAGTTGATTACGCCAATATATGTCAGCCTGTTCCCTACTCCATTGCTTCTGATTTGCCTTATTTACCGAAGACGATTGATTGGATGCCGGCGGAGCTTTCGTCCGGTTCTGTATCAGTTTTCCGATTGCTTCCATTTCTCGCTTGAGATATAATTTCATTAAACTTAGAATTGATATTAGTTACGCTGAAGTTATCAAATATCCATCCCTCTTTAATTGAGGAAAGAAGATACTGAAGGGCGTACAACAAAGAATCATCCGAAACATCCATCTGTTTCTGTTCCCTTTGAAATTTGAGTTTATTCAATAACTGAGACATGGCACCTGCATCTTTTGCAGTCCAGTAATAGCTATTAGAAAAAGTCTTTCTGAAATACTCCTCAAAAAGAAAGCGGGCTTTAGAATTAATTTCCTTAGGTTCACTTTTCTTCCTACCTCCCCCTTTAAAAGGGGGTGAGGGGGATATACTTTTCTTTCTCTTTACTTTTACTTTACTTTGTTCATTATTGACATCATTAATTGAATTAATTCCGTCATTAATCATATATTCGGGAATTAGCTCTGTTTCTTTTCGTTTATAAGTAGCAAGGAGAAATCGTTTCTGTATTCCAAAAGAGGTTAGAACATGATATTTCTCATAAAGTGTGTTGTCGAAAAAGCCGACTTGTAATGCTTTTATCAGTACTTCCTTTACTGCGCCCTCGGAAACCCCAACTATGTCAGCAATAACAAAAGGCAAATCTTCATCCCACACAATGTAATACCCTTCATCTTTGTAGATATTACACAGCAGGCAAATAAGTATAGAAGCAGACTGGGAACCGCATGCTCTCGAAATCTTCCTTATCTTAACATCTGAAAAGAAACCGACATCCATAGGGAAATAATCTATCCCTTGTTTGGTAGGTCTACCAGCCATATTGTTTTGATATTAATACGCATGAATACAGTTTCTTTTACTATCCGCAACAAAATGTTTATTAAAAAGATTACAATAAACCACTCTGGGATTATCCTTAGAGACAGAAATGAATCTTCCTCTCTTACACTTTGCACATGTATCCGGTCGGATTACCTGCTTTTCATTTTTCTTTACCATAATTTAAAATCTTACGTTGGTTAATTGTCTGCCATTAGAATAGACCGCCCATTTACCATTTCCTCCATCAACTAATTTCAAATCCTCAACCTTACCAAATCTACTTATATTGCCTGCCAAATCCACAATCCATCCACATTCTTTGGAAGGATGCGGGCGGATGGCACGACCGACTATCTGATACCACATAGCAAGCGACATTGTAGGACGTGCCATAACGACTGTATCAAGTTCCGGATAGTCAAAGCCGGTGGTTAATACCCCGACATTCGCCACTACCGAAATTTCACCAGCCTTGAATGCTTCAAGTATCTTTTCGCGCTCACCTTTTGGGGTGTCACCCGAAACGATTGCGGCTCCGGGTATAGACCAGGTAAGCCGCTCCGCTTCTTTCAGAAAACGGGTAAAGACCAAAATGCCTTTCCGTTTTCCTCCGGCTTTGGGATTCATCAGTCTTTGGACAATATGAACGAGATAGCCGTAAAAGTCTATCCGTTCATATTCTCTTTGAACTGACCTATCTGTATAGTCGGCACCAGTGGTATTTACTTTCAAGTTAAGTTCGTTCCATCCCGAAGGATTCATTGGATAGTAATTCAACTTCGCCAAATAGCCCATATCTAATAGGGTTGATACCTGTACATGATAAATGACCTCTGAAAAGACATGAGGCTTTGTCCGGGTGATAAATTTCAGCATAGAACCAAAGTCACGGCTGGAACTTAAACGATACGGTGTAGCTGTCAGTCCAAGAACCTTACACTTCACCGCATCAAAAAAATCTTTGTACATACCCTCTTTAGGGTTAACAAGGTGGCATTCGTCCACGATGATGTTCTTGAAGTGGGTGAACAGTTCGGGATGATTCTTCACACTGCCGATGGTGGCGAATGTTATCCGGCTTATTTCTTTTGAGTTAAAGGATGCAGAATAGATGCTGCAATCAAGAATACCGTATGAACAGAGTTTCTTGAAATTCTGTTCGAGTATTTCCTTCGAGGGCTGGAACACCAAGGTATGACCGTCAAGCCTTGCGGCTATATCCGCTATGATAAGCGACTTTCCGCTGCCCGTAGGTAACACCATAATGGCATTCGTTTCCTTCGCCTTGTTGTTGAAGAAAGAAACGGCAGCATCAGAGGCTTTCTGTTGGTAATCTCGTAATACATAACTCATAGCCCTTTCTCCTTTCGTAACTTTTTATTAAGTGCTTTGTAATACTTGATTAGCTGTTCATACTCAAAATCAGTCATTTTGGAAGTGCCGGCAGCTTTCACCTTCAGCAAATCAAATTTCTGTTGACCTATTTTAGCAATTAGATTCACTCGATAGCCTTCCAAATGGTCAGCTTTGAATCTGTTGCAGTGTCGACATTCGGCATGGCAATTATTCTCATCAAAACGGGTCGCCAGATGTGTGCGACTGAAATAGTGTCCGCAGTCCGCTTGTGTAAACGGCTTTATCTGCCCGCACGAGATACATCTAAAATACCCGTTTGGCATTGCATCACGAAGCCGGATAAAAAGGGAAAACTCCTTGTCGAGCTTAGCTTTCAAATCCGGCTTCTTCTTTATTGTTACCCCCGCTTTATCAAACAGAGGTAAAGGCTTGTCTTTCTTCTTAGCCTTTCGTTTTATGTAATATGGCATTATTTAAATCCCCATTCTTTCATGTAGTCTATGTTTTCAGGAAATCCCTCTACTGATTTAGGACTAAGGAATATTTTCTCACTCTTCAATGGAGTGCCTCCCCAAACAGTAACAGGGCATTCTTCATATTCTTCTTTAGAAACTTCACTTACATTAAAATGGGGTTGAAAGCCATATCCCATTACGCTTTCCCCTAAGTAAGTACCAAGCTTCTTTAAAGCCCATTGAAATGCAATATCTTTATATAGGTAATGTTTAGAAAACACAGCCACATATATTTTATGAGAGAAATTTCCTGTTTCTGTTAAGTCAGGATTACATCTGATACAGAAATACTTAATACGTGAAAGTATTTCTTCAACAAACCTTTCATGCTTTTCGCAATCTTCTTTCGTTAAGAACTCTTTCCCGTCATTCGCAATGTAAATAGTCTTGGTAATTTCTTTTGTTTCCATGCTGTTTTTTTATTAAAGCCTCGAAGCGTATTCTCCGGGGCACAACCATTATTTACTAACCCTTGCCATTTATGTGTGGCTCACATCATTCCATCGGGAACACTATCCGTATGCGCATTACAGAAATATCCATTTGCAACTAAATACTTTCATGTCCCCTTTCTAACACAAGTTTGTGGAGAAGCCCGGGCTCGAACCGGGACGAGTTTATTCGGCTTGTTACTATAGCATGACTGCTAAGGTGGAAAAGCACCAACTTCCTATTTCTATTACACTCACCGCGCTACCCACGGCGTGCCTACCAATTACACCACTTCTCCATATTCACCTGCCCAATCTTCACAGACCGAGCAGACAGGTTAACAAAGTTATTCCATATAAGCCATTGAAAACTCTTTCGGAATAAAACGCCCGACCGGGATAGGTTTAGCAGATTCAATGGCTGTATGGATTTCCCTCTTTCTGAACTCATGTCCCTTTTCTTTGGCTTGTATCTCACATTCTTCCTCTTTGTTTTTGAGATAGTGGGTAATAAGCATCATCGCTCTGTCAACGTTGAAGGTGTTCACGACAAAAGTCTGAACTCTCTCGTCTTCATTCTCCCCATCCGTGAATGTGATTTTCGTCTCAATCTGATAGAATTTCTTTTCATTGGGCTTGGAATCTCCCTCTTCTTCATCTTCTTCCGTTACAGAATCCTTTAAAAGGAATGTATCTTTTAATTCTTCGAGGGTGGCATCATCTACCTTGCGTTCTTTCAAATTGTCAGTAAGAATCACGCAAGAATCGAACTCCTTGACCATTGTCAAGGTGAATCCGAACATATAGTTTAGTTCGATGTAATCTTTCAAGATACTACAAGAATTCTCCAATCCGGTGGCATACAGCAGGAACTTATATTTCTTGTCCCCTATTTGTGCCTGTGCAAGATAGGGATATAAGAATTTGTTCTCGTTCTCGAATGCCAAGCGGTTCTGGTTGCTGACTTCCACTTCCTTAATGCCGTCAGCTTCCATACTGAAACGAATTTTCGCCAAAGTGTCTTGGTCTATCAGCGTGCCACGGTCAAAAAGAATTTCATTCCGTTCGATGGTTACTGTTTCACCTGTATCTTCATCAATGAAAGACTCCTCCCATGTTTTGAGGACACGTTTTGCAAGGTACATGTTGAGCATCTTTTTCGGGTCAGATGTCACATACCTGATTTCTGTTTTTCTTGTTTCTATCATAACTAAATAAATTCTTGATTTCTTTGTATTTCCTGCTGGGCGTATAGCAGCATTTGATGTTCATTTGCAGCCGGCAGATAGATACCTGCCTGCGCTTGTTATTTATATCTCCAAATAAATCCGTTAGAAACAGCTATCTGACCGCTACAACAAGCTCGTATTGTAGCTGCTCTAAATCCTAATTCTTTAGATATTTCAGCGATAGAACTCCATTCTTTTATTAAGTTATCACTTTTGTCATATTGTAAAACAGCTCTGTTTCTTACGGACTTTTTGTAATCTATATTGACCTCTATTTTATCCATGCGGGTCTTTCTCCACAAATAACCACCTGCAACACTTAACTTTCCGTTGCAAGCGTTGGATATATCACTTTGATGTATTCCTGTTATTCTTGCTGCCTCTGCTTGCCCTGCATATTCAGCAATAAAGATGCCTTTTAAATCATACTGATATACAGGCTGTGAGTTTTTACATAGACAACCTGTACGACCATGATTTAAGGGACTCGATTTAAGAGCTTCCGAAATTTTTCTCCTTGTTTCTTTAGACCTCTTTCTTCCATAATGAGGACTATTTTTACCCGTAAATGCGACACGAAGATGCTCTAAAGATATAGGATTATTTCTGTTCTCTTTTCTTGTTACCCAACGTAAATTTTCAACCCTATTATCATGTCTAACGGTGTTAATATGGTCAATTTCGGGTTTATTATTAACATTGGGAATAAACGATTCTGCTACAAGCCTATGCACATAGGCTCTTTTAACTTTACCGTCTTTGTACAAAGAAAAACGCCTATAGCCAGTAGATTTGTCTAATACACCGACTGATATTCGTTCATGTCCGTTTCTCGTTACTTTTATTCTACCAACAGTAGAAACTTGATATAAGCCTTCATATCCAGCTATATCTTTCCAAATCTCTTCCATGAGAATGTAAAATTTAAGGCGGCTACAAAAGTAACCGCCAAAGGTTTATAAAGAATGAAGAATATTAATCTCGGTTGTTTCGGCAAGCAGATTTTTCAATGCCTCTTGCATCCCTACATAAGAATCATAAAATTTATCACAGATAAAATCATAAGAAGCATCTTTGCCGTCAGATTCAAGTTGTTTGAACTCTTTGTAAAAAGATTGTTCAATTGCCCTTAAAGAGATAAGCAAGTTAAGCACATTGCCGTTAATGACAGAATAAGCCGTTTCGTGGCTGGACGTAGATTGAACACTACTATTATTCATGTTCGCTCTAATTTCATTGTTCTTTGGCATTTTACGAATGAAATTTGAGTTCTTAAACGAAGAAAGCCGTTAGCTTCCCCATTCTCGCCAAAGAACGACTATAATTGTAAACAATCACAGCCCGTAAGGGTTACTAACGGCTCATATCTTTGCAGACAAAGCAATCAATACGACATAAAAAATGCCGTGAAAGTTTACTTATTATATATCATTCTTTGGCGAAGAATAGCGCAAAGATACTCTCAAATTTCTAAATGCCAAATATTTTTATAAAAATTCTTTGTGTCTTTCTATTTCTTGCTGGATATGGATTAAAAACTCTCTTTCGTTTGGGCTGGGTAAATATATTCCAGCTTCACTACTTGCAAAATTTCGGAAGCGGTCTATCGAAAGCGTCATTTCACCTGTTGTCAGCTCGGCAGAACTTCTTAAGTAAGTTACTTCCTTACCTTTCTTGTTGACCGTCTTTCTCTCAAACAAATCACGGTTGCAAGTCCTCTTATAAAAATCAATTTTTGCTTCGTCGAGACTGCAACCGTACTCACTACCGAAATACCCTAAAAGAAGATGCAAGTAGCTGTTTTGGGCAAGCGTGCGGTTAGGTAGTTTCTTTTTCACTTCCACCACCGCACGTTCACTAAACAGCTTGTTTACATACTCCTTGAACTTGGGTATTTGATATTCATTCTTCAAGTCGAACAACATACGCTAAAAAGGTAAACCGTCCTTTACATTGCCATTAGCATCAACCGGAGGCGGGAAATTCTGTGGCTGTTGCTGATAGGTCGACTGTGGCGCTGGCTGTTGTACCGATGTTGTTTGTTGGGATTGCGATACACCACCACGCGCATCTATTTTGTAGCACCGGATAGATGCCATACGTTTGAGTTCTCCGTCCTGATTCGTCCAAGAACGCCCTTGTAAGACAAACGATACAGTAACAACATCACCCTGATTAAAGCGGTCAAGTTCTGCACACTTATCGCCTGAAAACTCTAAGGGAATAACATTCTCATACTCGCTACGCTCTCCCGTATAAGGGTCGTAAGTGGTAGCATCTAAAATGAACTCCCGTTTTGTAAACGAGGAACCACCGTTTTTGGATGGTATTTGAACAGTTTGTCCGATTTCGGTTATCCGTCCGGTTATTTGATTTGCCATAACCTAATATTACTGGTTCTTTTTATTACATATTGCAATCTCCACACATATCCACAAGGGAATCAAATTCTTCTCGTGAGTATTCAAATCCATTGATTACGATTACCTCGTTACCATTTTCGCCAAAATAAACTCCATCATTCATTTCCAAAGATTTTAGTGTCAGTTATCAATTCTCTGTTTTCTTCCAAGAACCGGATAAACTCCTCACAATGATTAGTAAGGATTGGTATATCACGTTCAGGATTGAAAACGTATGTTTCTGTATAGGTATCTATCACATAACCGCCTTTGTTGAACTCTACAATGTTGTACTCAAATGTCCGCACATCCGAACCGTTCTTCATCAAAGCGTATGGATAAACCAAATGTTGGTGGTGGTCTTTGAACTTCCCTACGGTATAGCTTCCAGTTGTTTTGATGTCGTGGACGCTGGCCGGCATCAGCTCGTCAATTACCCCATAAACCAAAACATTGCCGTATGCGGTTGGAAGAATCGCTTCTACTCTTTGTTGGGTTAATGCTCCTTTGAAGTAACCGGCGAACTCTCGGCAAAGTGAGATTGGGAAAGTAAAAACACGATTATTATAGGTAGCTTTCAAACCTATAACCTCATAGGTCTGAACCTCATCGTAATACAAAGGTTTACCTGTTTCGTCACAAGCTCCTTCGCGTATTACCTTATATATCTTTTCAACCTGCACAGTTTCGGATTTCCGATTTTCAACCATACAGTCAATAACCTCATTAAAGGCTGTTCCCTTGTCTGCCGCTTCGCTGTCGAATGGCTTGCGGTTGATACGGTCTATCAGTTCTTGAAACTGCTTCTGCCGAAACTCTTCTTCCGTACATGGTGGATTCTCACTCCACCCATAATAACGCTCATATATGACATCGCTATTAAGGTAATTAAAGTAAGAATCCAATAATGTTGCATATATACGATAGTTAGGCTGCATCTGAGTAGATTTTAGTTTCCTTATTGAATACCAGTCCCAAAGCTTTTACCTTTGCAGCAAACAAACTTCTCGCCATCATCAAAGAACTACCAACGTGTTCAAACTCATTGATATGTGAAGCGAACTCATTAGCGGAGTTGGCATCGGTGATAAATTCAATGCTCTCTTTGATTTCTTCTATCACTTTATCGTATTTCTCTTGTGCTTCTTTCTTGGCGGCAAGCATTCCTAAATACGAATTGATTATCTTGGTAGTGATAAAGTCGTTCTTTGCGGTTGGATTACCATTCTTGTCAAGGATGGTAGGAACCTCCATTACTGAAGGAAGATTGCAAGTATTCTTACCATCATTTCTTGAAGTCGGGTCGAAAGTAATGGTACGTCTTTGAACGCCTCTTTCGCTTTTCATTTCAAGATAGCCGAGCAAATCCAGTTCGGTAACGATGGAGTTGTAGGACTTTTCACGCAGGGCAGGAATGAACACCGTATCGTCCCCTTCTTTCCGTGTGTCACGGTGAGCAACGAAGATAATATGCTTGTTCAGGCCCGAAAGTGTCCGTGTCATCCATGAGAACTCTGCATTGATACCGCTCCAATCCCTGATGGACGGTTGCCGGCTACCACATTTATAAGTAATGATGAAATCCATCATCTTGCCAATTGTATCAACTACAATGGTCTGATAAGCAGACAAATCCTCCTGCAAGACCTGTTGAACATCACTCCATGAAGTGACCTGTACAGTATCTATGTTTTCCAAATGCGCCATATTCATACGCTTAACGCCATTATCGAAATCCAATAATAACGGCTTCGGTGCGCTCAATGCCACTGTTGATTTTCCCATACCAGCCTGGCCGTAAATCATCATCTTTACAGTGGTAGGGATTACTAATTCATTTGATTTTTTTATAAGACTCATAATCGTAAATATTTAAAAGGTTAATCCAATTGTATCTCTCGCCATTATTCCGCTGACATTCGCCAGCGACAAGGCTTGTTTGATTTCTGTTTTTGAATAATAAAGGGGGGAATTTCGGCTTTCTCCTTTTCTGATAGGCTTTATCAGTTCTTTATTCACAAGTACATTGAACCGCTTCCAGTCTATTCGCATCATCCTTAGCCATTTCTTTACATCCCTCAATCGGATAAGGTCTTGTGCTGGCTCATATGCCTTGACCGCCTCCATATAACCAACCTGATAACTGTCTATCATAATGGATTGGATTTCTTCTATATTCATTCCGCCCTCCTTATTATTTCAATCCGTTCTACTCTTAATTCTCTTCCTCTTCTCATTTCGCTCTGTTCGTGATAAAGCGATAGAGAAAATATACATAGCAAACTATAAGCTACAGACATACGAACTGTTGGTGAAAAATCCATTGTAAGTTTCACACCGGCTATCCGTTCGTAAAGCATGGTAGCAAGCTCTCTCCCATTCCGTACATGCAATATATCAAAAGCCTTTTGCAACTGGTTGTTAATTGTGCTAACCGCCCGACATTTGATATTGGCAATTTCCTTTTTCTCATACCCCTGCGCATACATCCGTGCTGTAACCTCGCATTCAGGGGTGAGTTCTGTAAATACCCGTTCCATAATCGTGTGAGCTAATGATTATTTCAGTCGTATAAGCGAAGAAAAACCTGGGCAGTCTGTTTTTGATACCCTATACATAATGTCAAGTTTTCCTTTCAACTTCTTCGTGAGCCGTGCTTCTTTGTTTCTTCGGGCAGCTTCCATTTTTATCCCAGTGTGCCGAGAGTCTTCAAAGGGGATTCGATATATATCCCCAACCTTTATACTATCAAATAACTTAGTTGTCTGATAGTTCTCATCTACTTTAATTTCCTTTATCATACGCTTTAATTTTGAAAAAAAATAGTGGTGATAGCAGGATTTGAACCTGCATAAATTGCTAAGTTTATTGCCGAGCAACGCGTTTCCTATTCCGCCATATCACCGGAAAAAGGTGCGCTATCTTCACAGACGGTACACCCAGTACAAACACAAAATAAAACACGACAAAACAATTTTAACCACCCGTACAAGGGTAAAGGGGTAGCTTGTACTCAGCATCCCTCACGGCTTTTAGTACGGTATAGCACTGACCTTTTCTGTGGTTGTTGCGCCCCCGATACCTTCTACGGATTCTACCACGTATCGAGACGTGAAGGGCTTATATTTAGACCTTTCAGCGATACGGACACCTGCCCCGCATACTTGACACCGTAAAGATGATTTTCGGTGCTGAAAGTAAAGTTCATTTCAAATCAATATAGCCTACTACCAGTCACCGCATCCCTGCTATGGCAGCTTCTATATTTCGTTATCTTGGTTAATCTTGTACGGCTTATGAATTACACCGCAAAGGTTTTCACATACTTGTCAAAGAACTAATCAATAGTGCCCTACCCGATTCTCGCTATCAGTTGCCGTTCAATCCGTCAATAGGGCTGTCGTGCGTGATATAATCGTGTGATTAATCATCATAAAAGAACTTCTCGCCCGGCTTTCTGAAAAGCCAGTAGCTTGCATACAAGCAGCCTAATACTATCAATGCCTCTATCATACTGCCATTCTATCAAGTTGAAACTCTATATAATCAATCTCTTCTTGAATAACCTCTAAGGCTTCTTCTTTCGTATCGGTGTTGCAGAAAACGCATGCCTCCGCATCAGACATTTTATCCACCTCTTCAAGTTCTTCACAAGCCTTATCTAAAGCCTTTTCAAAGGCATAAGCTTCTATACTATCACATACTCTATAGTTTCTCATATCAGGCAATTTTTAAAAGGTTGGCTTTCTTGTAGCATCTGAACTCTTGGCGTTCTGTGTCGAAATAGGTCTGGACTGTATCGTTCTTCTTTCTGTTGTCAGTACCAGTGATGGTAGGCATCAGCTTTTCATTTAGTGTACCGTAGGCTTCTCTTACAGAACCGTCCACCTTTTGAAAGTAGAATTTCACAATCTTGCTTTTCATCTGCAATTTCAATTTCATGTTAGCCCAAGCGCACTTTAATGCTTCTGACATCGTAAAACCGTTCTTGCGAACGAACTGCCATGCAAGACTCATAACTTCGTGTAAAAAATTCTTCGTGCTCATAATCGTGTGATTTAATATGTTTATACTATTGCACCTTATTTGTAAGTTGCGTATCTTTGTATCGTTATCGTGATGCAAATATACTATCTTTTTAGATACCAACAAGCACAATGGTATCTTTTTAGATAACAAGCAACATTATTTAACTATTAGGGTCGTTTATACCTTATTATAGTATAGAGCTATGGATTTAAAAGACTTTGTAAGCGAGACGCTCAAAGAAATAATCGAGGGAGTGAAGGACGCCCAAGACTTTGCAATAGAAAACGGCGCAGTGATTAACCCTACCAGTTTTGGGGTCGTTTCGCCAAAAGCCATAATGAGCAAAGATAATGACGAGGTAACATCCGTACAGCGTATTGATTTCTCTTTGTCATTGCAGCAGTCCTATGCAGCCGATGGAAAGGTAAGTATAGGGGTAATGGACATAGGGAAGATAGAAGGAGAATATAGAAATATCAAGGAAAATCGAGTGAATTTCAGTGTTTTGGTCGTACTCCCTGATGGAGATAACCGTTAGGAAGGGCATTACGATAGAATCTGCCGGTTCTGATGTATTCAAATAGTTCTTCCGTGATGCGTATTACGGTTTCGGATTCCGTGCTACTTCCGACAAGGTTGCTATTCAGAACAATGGAAAGCATTTTCTTTCTCTTTCTTTGGGCTATGCGATTCTTTAAAACAGATAACAAGTTCACAGCAAAAAGCGAAAGCGACCAACTCCAAAGTTGCGGTTTGAAGTTTAGTCGCCTATATAGTCCCTTACGGGAACAGTTAAACAATTTAATCAAAATCATCCGCAACTTGATTTTAATGCGAAGATAGTATCTTTTTAGATATTACCAAATAAAAGCAGTATAGTTTATGGGAAATTCTGTAAAAGAGAGATTTTATGAGGTCATGGAAATTCTAAATTTGACCGATTATAGAGTTTATACGGACATAGAAGGAATTACCAAAAATATGATGGTGAAATTAAGAAATGGAGAAACAAGTGAGGTATCCACAAAAATACTTATGCCATTTCTTAACACATACAAGAATGTAAATGCTAATTACATCCTTACAGGAAGAGGAAATGCTATTATTGAAGATGAAGATACAGATGGAGTTAGCCCTAATATGCCTACAACTCCAACTATCACATCTATTCCAACCACTAACAAAGATATTAAAATCCTCGATATACGTGTATGTGCAGGGCAAGGGATAGGGTTTGATGGCGATGAAAATGAAATAATAGGATACGTCAACATACCCGAATTTGCCGGATGTTATGGGATAACAGTATATGGTGATTCTATGTACGATATGTATATGTCGGGAGACACTATATTTGTTCGTGAAATAAAAGACAAGCACAATATAGACAACGGTCAGCCGTATGTGATTATAACTAAAGAGGATAGGCTTCTTAAAATGATTCATATTGATTACGAACGGAAAAGAACAATATTATCCTCCTATAATAATGCGACCAATCCTGATGGGAAAAGAAAATATCCCGATATGGAAATTGATATAGACAGCGATATTCTTTACCTATATAAAGTTGTTGGGAAGTTAGCAAGAACGCAAATGTAATTCATTGATAATGCTATGAAAATTCAACCAAGATACATGACATAAATAAAATATATACTCATGGCACTATATTTTAGAAAAAGAATTAAGATACTTCCCGGGCTTCACATGAACATTAGCAAATCCGGTACAAGCTGGTCAGTTGGTCCGCGTGGAGCAAAAGTAAACTTTGGAAAGCGTGGTACTTATATAACGACAGGAATACCGGGAACCGGGATTTACTCAAGAACAAAAGTAAGCAGTAATGGCATATCTAATAATAGAATGCAATCAGATGACACTGATTCGAGATATGAGATTAAAAATTATACAGGATGTCTTTTCTCGGCAATATGTTACGTGCTCGCAATAATATTGCCGATTTGCGGTGTACATTTCTCTATATCTATACTTCTTATCATAATAGGATTCGCGTTGCATCTATCATCAGTTGAAAAGAAGGGAACGATTCAAAGAAATAATGAAATTGACAACGATAACAATACCAAAGATGCGGAAATATCTATAGATAGGGCAATTATAGACACAGTAGATAAAGAAGAGGAATCTATAACAGAGGAAGAAAAAACAGAGTACCTCTCCGTAGAAAAGGCTGACATAACGAGACTTGACCCTCTATTTGAAAATGCGGCTCGATTAGTTGTTATCCACCAACAAGGTTCCACTTCGTTAGTTCAACGTAAATTCGCTATAGGTTATAATAGAGCAGGGCGTATTATGGACCAACTCGAATGCGCTGGTATTGTAGGAAAAACAAGTGGAATTAAAGCGAGAGAGGTTTTATGTAAAGACGAAAATGAACTTGAATATAAACTAAACCATTTGGAAAAATCTTGTTTTGAAAGACTTCAACAAAAACAGGAAGAAGAATTTGAAGAAGCGTCTCAACGAGAAATACAGAATGAAAGTTCAAGATTAATTAAATTGGGCATAGATTTAGAAAAGGAAGGTATGATAAATGAAGCTATAGCTGTATATGAAAAAGCTATCATACCACAACTTCCAGCAACACATCCGTATGATAGACTAATGATTCTCTATCGGAAAAAGAGAGATTATGATAATGAAATCAGAATCATTAAGATAGCCATAAGTGTATTTATGAAAGAAAATGAACGTAGAGCTGGAAGAATAATTGAAGAAGATTCATCATTATACAATCAAGTGATGCAAGCACTTGAAACCAATGAAAGCATTAGATATGAAGACGGAAAATGGACTTTCGTCCAATATGACGTAATGGAATATATTACAAGATTAGAAAAGGCTAAAAAGCTATTAGAAAAATCCAAATCAACAATGAATTAAAGGACAAACTAAATATCTAAGATTATGAAAAGAGGAATAATACTATTTTTTTCTTTTTTATTTTCTTGCTTGTTAAATGCTCAACTTTCCATTCAGCAAGATACCATAAGATATGTTATGGTAAATCTAAATTTGAGAGAGGCTCCTAATACGACCTCTGCTATTATTACTCAAATACCTAAAGGCACTCAAGTTACCATAGATGAAGACTGTGAATGTAAATGGATTCCAGTAAACTATAATGGATACATAGGATATGTTTCGACTAAATACCTTTCAAAAGAAAAAATAGAATGTACTACTACATACAATAACAGTACATCTATTAAATATTATACAAATTCAAAGGGAGAACGAGTACAATCTCCAACTTATTATAATTCCGCGCCTCCTGGAGCAACAGCTTTATGTAGAGATGGAACATATAGTTTTAGCAAAAGCCGTAGAGGAACATGTTCACATCATGGTGGAGTTGCAAAATGGCTAAAATAACAAATTAGACACATAAGATTATGATTGACTTTCTAACCATCATACTCCTAATATTCGGATTACTGCAAATCATCCTCTTCTTCAAAGTATGGGGAATGACCAATGACATTAAAGAGATAAGAAACAAGTATCTCAAAGACGAGGACGAGAAACGAAGACAAGAAGCGGAATACGACCCAACTCCGAAAATCAGCAGCGGGTCTAAACCAACAATGTGATGATTTTATAAATTGTTTACCTATTGTTTACCCAAACAAGAACAAAACATAAAACAACAAAATGATTATCAACATAATACCCAATACAGTTCCTTAGATTGTGGTTCTGAATGTCGAGGGTTCGAGTCCCTTCAGTCACCCAATAAAAAGAGGAATTTCAGTGATAATTTTCCTCTTTTTTTATTATATACCCCCTTTACCGGGACTCAGGGTTCAGTTCGAAAAAGGGTCAACGTAAAAACCTGAGGGATTCATAGGGGTCAACGTAAAAACCTGAGGGATTCATAGCTTATGCATAAATTTTCGCCAGTC